CTTTAATTTTATTAGTTCGTGGTTTGTGTATGGTCATACCGACATGCCTGCGACAGAAGAATCTGTTTGTAATCCATCAGGTTTTTACTCTATCACTAAACGAGCAGCAGAAGAACTTCTGATTTGCTATTGTAAGACATTTAATATCAAGTACCGCATCCTTCGTTTATCTAATGTGGTGGGTAGCGGTGATCCTAAAGCATCACCGAAAAAGAATGCACTTCAACACTTAATCAATGAAATCAAAGCAGGCAATGACATTAACGTTTATGAAGGCGGTGAAATGTTGCGTGATTATATTCATGTTTCGGATGTATGCAGAGCATTGAGTATTGTGATGGAAAGAGGTGAACTTAATACTGTCTATAACATCGGTAATAACGAACCGATTAGATTTATCGATATGTTAGATTATGCCAAGAAGATTACAGATAGTAAAAGTAACTTTAATACCATATCACAACCTGAGTTTCACAAGACTGTTCAGGTGCTTTCTATGTGGATGAAAGCAGAAAAATTAAAAGCACTTGGATACGAACCATTCATTGATAAAGAAAAAATGATTGAGGACATGGTTCGATGAATTTATTTTTATACCAATCTTATTATAGTGAAGAGCAATTAAGTAAATTAAGTCCAGTATTCATTCCGTATAATAACTTAATTAATCCTAAGCCACTTCTTAGAGAATACCCAATGTGGAAACAACTCTATGAGAACCATAAAGGTACGGATGCTTATTGGGGATTGTTATCTTGGCGTTGGATGGAGAAAACACATTTAGAACCAGAAGTTTTTCGTGAATGGATATTAAATAATCCTGGTTATGATGTTTATCACATTGATCCATTTCTTGATGTTGCTGCTACACATACCAACATATGGACGCAAGGAGACATATGGGTTCCTGGCATGATAGATTTCTGTAATAGACTATTTCCAAAATTGGGAATTAATACTAAAGTTGAAGATTATGTGTATCATCCAGATGACTTTGCCACTTGTAATTATTACATAGGTAATGAAAACTTCTGGAAAAGTTTTATTTCATTCCTAGATGAGTGTTTGAATATCATTGAAGATGATCCTGAAATGAAACACTACATGTATGAGAAAACAATTTCGTATAATGGAAATCAAGTACCAGGTTTTCCATTTGTGACTGAGAGATTATTTTCTCTGCACAATATACTATATAGAAAAACTAAAGTTAAAAAATTCCCAATAGACTATCCAAATTATAAAGCAATTTACGGAGAAGCCCATACTGGATTAGTTAGTCTTTATAATAGAAAGAAAACACTATGATCAACAATTTTGATCTTGATTCTTTGAGAGAAGAATACAAGCAAGGCAAACCTTTCAATTACGTTGTCATTGATAACTTCTTTAAGGAAGATATCGCAGAACAACTATCAAACGAGTTTCCAGATTATAACGATGACAAAGTTTGGAACATCTATAAGAATCCACTAGAGAACAAGAGACTGACTCCAGATTGGAATTTGTTTCCTGCTCTGACATATAGAGCATTTACTTTTTTAAATACTCCAGAATTTATTAATCAGATTGAACATATTATTGGTGTTGAAGATATCAAACCTGATATGGGATTACATGGTGGTGGTTGGCATGTAACTCCAGGTGGTGGCAAATTGAACATACACATGGATTATTCTGTTCATCCAAAATTAAAAATAGAACGCAGAGCAAATCTAATAATCTATCTATCACATTGGCAACAAGAATGGGATGGTGCATTACAGTTATGGTCTCATGATGAAACTACAAATGGACCTAAAGAATGTGTAAGTAAGGTTGAAGTAAAATTCAATCGTGCAGTAATCTTTGACACAACACAGAATTCATGGCATGGTTTACCTGATGAAATTAAAGCGCCTTCAAATGTCTTACGTAAGAGTCTAAATATATATTACTTAACTGAGCCAAGAGAAGGAATCTCTACAAGAGAAAGAGCATTGTTTTCGGCACACAAAGATCAAAAGGATGATGAGAGTATTAAACAATTGATCGCAAAAAGATCAAGTTCAGAGACAATTAAGGATGCATATAGAACGGAATGATGTTATACTAATGAATGTAGTATTATATCTAATAAGGATTCCAATCACTACACAAGCAGTTTACGCCCCAATTTTAAAGTTGTCAAGGACTAATTAAGGTAAATATGTTATGGCTACAAATCACTATGTAAACAATGCCGACTTTCTGGCAGCACTAATCAAGTATCATGAAGATTGTGCAGAATCGAAAAAAACAAATGGTCCAGAGCCAAAGATACCGAATTACATCGGTGAATGTTTTTTAAAGATTGCAGAGCATCTATCCCGTAAGCCAAATTTTATTTCGTATACTTACCGTGACGAGATGATCTGTGATGGCGTAGAGAATTGTATTCAATACTTCCGTAATTTTGATCCTGCCAAATCTAAGAATCCATTTGCATATTTCACTCAGATAATTTATTACGCTTTTCTCCGCAGGATCATGCGTGAGAAGAAACAACTCTATGTAAAGTACAAGGCAACTCAACAGTTTGGATTATTGGATGAAGGTGAGATGTTTGAAGATGAGAACGGTCACATGAAACAGTTTGAACTGTACGACAACATATCGGAATTTATCCACAACTTCGAGGAAAATAAGAAGAAAAAAAAGGAAAAGAAAACGGAAGGCCTTGAATCTTTCCTAGAAAATGATGTAGAATAGTAGTATGAAAATTTGCATACTTGGCGATACACATCACGGAATGCGTGGTGACTCTTTAGACTTTCATAAATATATGGAGAAGTTCTACACGAACACGTTCTTTCCATATCTAAAGGATCACAATGTTACTACCGTTATACAACTTGGTGATCTATTCGACCGTCGGAAGTTTATTAACTTTAACTCACTTTATCTGTGTCGTAAATATTTCTTCGAGAAATTACAAGAACATGGTATACGGTTCATTACATTGTTGGGCAACCATGATGTCGCATTCAAAAACACCTTACAGGTTAACTCATCACAATTACTCTTAAACGAGTATGACAACGTTACTGTATGTGATTCTTTTACTACACTTAACTTTGACGGCATTGATGTTGATATCATACCTTGGTTATGTGATGATAATGAAGATGATATCTTCGAACAAATCAAACAAACGAAATCACAAATCTGTTTAGGACATTTTGAACTTCAAGGTTTTGAAATGGAACGTGGAGTATTTTGCCACGAAGGTTTAGATAAGAATAAACTTTCCAAGTATGATATAGTTCTTTCTGGTCACTTTCATCACAAGTCAAATGATGGTCACATATTCTATGTTGGTACACCAGGTGAAATAACTTGGTCAGACTACAAAGACCCAAGAGGGTTCCATATCTTTGATACCCACACCCGTGAAATGGAATTCATAGAGAACCCATACCGCATGTTCTATAAAATAAACTACGATGATGCTTTGGAAAATATGGCAGAACAATATAAGACATTCGACTATTCAATCTATGAAGGTTCTTATGTTAAGGTTGTGGTAGTAAATAAAACAAATCCATTTTTATTTGACATAGTAATAGACCAATTATACAAAGCAGGTGCTGCTGATATTTCTATCGTTGAGGACTTTACCGAAGTCACTCTTGATGCAGATCAAGACTTGATTGACCAAGCGGAAGATACTATGACGATTCTTTCCAAATACATTGATAACTTGACATTGAATGTGGAAAGTGATAAACTTAAAGGTCTTATGCGTGAACTCTATGTTGAAGCGATAAACACTGAAACTGAATGATAATATTCAAAACACTTCGTTGGAAGAATCTTCTTTCAACTGGCAATCACTTTACAGAACTAAAACTAAACAGTAATACTAACACTTTGGTTGTTGGTACTAATGGTTCTGGTAAGTCCACAATGTTGGATGCGTTATGCTTTGCCTTATTTGGTAAGCCATTTCGTAATATAAACAAACCTAATCTATTAAATTCAATCAACGGTAAAGATTGTGTTGTAGAAGTTGAGTTTGATATAGGTAACAAAAAATATAAAATTGTTCGTGGCATCAAGCCAAATTTGTTTGAGATATATCAAGACGGTGAATTAGTTAATCAAGATGCCGCGGTACGTGACTACCAAGAGTATTTGGAAAAGTTTATTCTAAAATTAAACTACAAGTCATTTACGCAAATTGTTATTCTCGGTTCAGCATCTTTTACACCGTTCATGCAGTTGTCTGCATCAGACCGTCGTGCAATCATAGAGGACTTGTTGGACATCGAAATCTTTTCTACCATGAACAGTTTGGTAAAAGAAAGAACTTCAGCAAATAAAGAACAAACCTTTGTAAAGAAAAGTTAGATACT